TTCTCCCAAACCAAGGTATGTGAGAAGACCAGTTACATCCTTTCCACTCAAATTAGTCAGCGTATTGTCCAGCGGTTGTTTACCTGCCAGTGCATTAAGCATTGTCGTGGCAAAGTTCGGGTCATTCCCCAGCGCCGCCGCCAGTTCGTTCAGTGTATCCAGTGCCGCAGGTGCAGAACCCACCATTGCCGCAATCGCCGATTTCACAAATGCCGTGGTGGCAATTTGTGTATTGTTGACCGACTGTGCCGCAGTAGGTGCGGTTGGCGTTCCGGTGAGTGCCGGACTCGACAGCGGCGCTTTCAGTTCCAGCGCATTGTTAATGGTGGTACTGAATTTCGGATCATTGTTAATGGCTGCGGCTATTTCTTTCAGCGTGTCCAGCGTGGCTGGCGCACCATTAATAAGGGCCGTCAGTGCCGCCTGTACAAACGCAGTGGTCGCAACCTGCGTGGTATTATTCCCCGCCGCTGGCGTTGGCGCTTTGGGGGTTCCGGTAAATGTCGGGCTGGCTTTTGGCGCGTACTGTGAATGCGGGTCCGGTGCGGCAAGATGTTTTGCCATCTGATCATCCGCGTACACCTTCAGCTCCAGTGCCTTGTCATCCACATACTTGCGGGTTGCCAGCACTACAGCAGGGTCGATTTTCAGGGTGATATTGTCCGTGCTGCTGGTAATCAGCACCATGCGCACGGTCTGAGTGCGCCCGCTACCTTCAGCCAGTTGCGGCTTATAGCTTTCCGGGCAGTTGCCCACGGCAATCAATGCCTCGGACTCATCAAACAGGCCCACTTCACGTATCCACCAACCGCCCTCGTTTTCAGGGATCACCTGTTCGGCAATAATCTGGCTGCTGTTCTGCGGGTCGATATAAAGCATATTCAGCGCAGCCCGGCGTTTCTCATTTACCAGTGCCGTCTGCTTTGCGTCCGGCGTTGGCAATACTCCACCGCCATCGCCCACCGCCATATGGGTAATTTTTAGCGGCACACCGAGCGCGGCGGCGCTGGCAAGTTTCGCCGCGCCAATATCCGTCAGCAGGGTATAAAATTTTGTGCTCATGGATTCACTCTCATTGTGTCAATAACATGGACCGCCCCGCCTTCATGCGCGGTGCCACCGGAAATAATCGTTTCGTTGATATACGGATAGATCGTGATTTCTTCGCCAAGATAGCTGGCGGCTCCCACCCAATGCGGGCCGCTGGTCTGCAGATTGATGGACATGCCGATCATGTGGCGGCTACATGGTTTGGCATCGCTTATCAGTCGCTCAAGTTCCAGATAGGTATCTTCAGTGATGCCCTGGTCCTGCACGCCGATATCCAGGCGAAACGTGCCCGGTGTTTCTCCGGTCTGCCACCACTCAATAATGCGGATCAGGAATCCGAACGGCTCCACCACCCGCCGCACGGCACTGGTGGTCCCTTTATGCTGATGAATATAAAAAGCATCCTTCACCACCTGGCGCTTGACGCTTTCTGTCCAGCCCTCGTCCCAGCGATCCACAGAGAACGCCCAGGCGAGATAAGGCAGGAAACTGACCGGACAGGTTGCCGGATTCCACAAGTCACGAAGCGGCACCTGCAGATCAGAAATCCCGCTGCAGGTTTGCGCCAGTCGGCGCTCCAGTGGTGTTGAACCCGGTGGCAGCAGACTATTCATCCGTTCCTCCGTTGGTTACGCTCCACTGCGTACATGATGCCGCCTGTGTTTTGTTCAGGACCACATCCGCCAGAGGAGAAGCCAGCTCCACACGCTGCACCCCCTCAACATGCAGGGCGGCAAAGATGGCGCTACGGCGAATATCCCGACCAAGACGCGTCTGACTGGCGATGTACTTCTGCAGGCTGGCTTTTGCCGCTGCCATTACCGGCTCTGCTTCCGGTCCAGGATAGAGAAAAATGGTGGCTTCCACGCGATACGGGATGATTTCTGCGCTGCGAACCGTAAGACGGTCAGCCACCGGGCGGACGTTCTCACTGTTCAGAGCTTTTTCCACCACGTCCAGCAGGTCTTTTTCTGCAGTTCCATCGCCTTCGCGGCTAAGGACAGTCAGCACCACCTCTGCAGGTGCCGGGCTGGTTGCACTGGCATCCGCCACCCGACCGTCGGCGCTTCGGGCATGAAATTCATAAGCTGCAGTTGGCCCCGCAACAGAAAGCCCTTCAAAGGCTGCAGGCACACGCAGGCGCAACGCTTCATCGCTTTCCATCACAGCTGCAACGGGCGGCACAGCATCATTATCAGCAGGCGTCACCGTCAGGCGTGTCACGTTGTAGTTGGCAGCGAGCTGGTCAAGATCGCCGCCCATCGCGTAAGCCACCATCACCGCCTGCGCGGCTTCGTTAATGCGCTGGCGCAGAAGCAACTCACGGTAAGCGTTCTCCTGCAACAATTTAGTGGCGGGTTCAGATTCCAGTTCCAGCGTGCGGATCACTGCTTCCTGCTCATCTTTCGGATGAAGCGCCACAAATTCTGCCTTGCGTTCGGCAAGCAGCGTCTCAAAGTCCGGCACATCCACAATCTGCGGTGCAGGCAACTGCGAAAGGTCAATCACTGCCATTCTCTGCTCCTGTTGATACGGAAAGGGACACAGGCACACCGTTATTCCGCCGCCCGGTCAGCTCCACCACCATTGAACCGTCAAAATTGCTGTTGATGGTGATGGAATCCAGCGTCAACCGTGGCTCCCAGCGACTCAGCGCCACATACACTGCCGACATGACCTGCAGGCGTAATGCCGGATTTTGTGGCTGATCTATCAGTGCCGACAGCAGGGAACCATATTCCCGGCGGGCAATACGGCTACCCTGCGGTGTCAGCAGAATGTCCCGCACCGACTGGCGCAGATGATCAATATCAGTAATGACTTTGCCGCTGGTATTGTTCATCCCGCTATAAAGCGTCATACCGGGCCTCCGGTTGTATCGCCGCCTTTCAGGACGCCAGTATGCTGATGCGCATCAACCACGATCCCGTTAGAACTCATCGCTCCGCCGCCCTGGGTAACGCCACCATTGATCACCACTTCGCTGTTAATGCGCGTGCGGTCAGCCTCCAGTACAAACTCACTGGTTTTCATGGTGATGTTGTCAGCAGCCTCAATGACCATTGATTTGATGCCCCTGACATACCAGCGCCCGGTGGCGGGTTCGTATTCAAACCAGCCACCGTCAGGATGTTCTGTCACGCAGGCGTCCGCCGACGTCGACGGTGGTGCGAACTGATTCGAATAGACAGCGGGCAGCGCAAAGGCGGTTTCCAGATTGCCGCCCAGACTCAGCAGCACCACCTGCTCACCTTCCGATGGTCGCCACCATGTACGGGCATTCCCGGCACGCAGCGTCAGCCAGCTGATCCAGTTGGTTTCAAGCTCGCCCGTTTTCACCCGGCAAAGCCAGTTTTCCCTGTCCACTTCGGTGACTACCCCTGTGCGGATCAGGTTGGTGATAAGGCGCATGATTTCGGTTAATTGTGCGTTCATAGGGAAAGGTTGCCATCAGGGGAAGAAAGGCGGCAGTGCTGCAACTTGTATCAGTGCTGATACAAAGATCACCCCGCCAGCCATTGCAGAATCATGTCGCGGGTCATTGCCTCAACATCATCATTTACACCCAGAAGGCGACGCTCTGCGTAACGCACCTCCGGTCCCTTACGACTGACGCGATCTCGCAGGCCGTAATGGTGAACGCGGGCAATGCGCTGCACCTTGCCTTCAAACTGCACGCTGGCAGAGTCGGCGCTGGCGGCAGTTTTCAGGTATTTTGTGGTGCGCAGCTTTGTAAACATCTGACGTTTGATGCGCCCCTTTTTGCTGCGTGCTGTTACTCTGCGCGGCTCATAACTGCTGCCATCTGGATTGCGCTGCATCCTGATGTTCTGTTGCTGTGTCCGGCGCAGTTCCTGCGCCAGCTGACGCATCATGCGGCTTCTTGCGACTGGCTCCAGATTCGCCAGCAAGGCACTCAGCCAGTCGTCTACTTTCTGCAGTTCAGCCACGTTTCACCGTCCACATTTCTTCAGGTTCATCGGGTTCCGTTATCGCTTCAACGCTCGACACACTTCCGTCAGTGCTGACCAGCACACGCTCCGTCAGCTGCAGGTTCAGGCTGATATCACAGACATCGTTGCGCAGAATATCCACTTCAAAGGTGAATAGCTTTTCCCGTAACGTCGGGTTATTGATGGCATCAGACTGGTTATCCCGCAGCCACAGCAAAACCGGGGCCATCAGCAGATTCTGGTCGCCGCTGAAATCTTCAATCACCACGTTAAGGGTGTAGCGGTACTCCCATGACATGGAGCTGGCCCCGGTGGCAACCAGCGAACCGTTATCCACAAACAGATGCAGTTTGTCCGGGTTATTACGGACATAAGGCACTGCTTTATTGAGGGCGTGGCGCAGGGATTGTGGTTTGTTCACTGTTTCGCTCCTGACACGCAATAATCATGTCCACTTTGTCTGCACAGACCGCCCAGGCGGCCTCCGTTTCATCCAGCAATGCGTTCAGATCACCGTTATTGTGTGGCGCTGCCTGATCCAGCTGACACGGCGTCACTCGCGGACAACCACTGACGGTAAGCTGCACCTCCGGTGAGTGCCGGACGTTCCCGCAGCCGGATAATGTCAGCAGGCAAAGGAGTATCAGCCCAGCGGCGTAAATCCTCGTTCTCACGTTTCAGTTCCTCAATCCGGCGTTGTCGTTGTCTCAGCAGTGCACTGGTCTGTTCTGCTTCGGCATAGAGCCGCGCCTGCTCCCGGTTGTTAGTTTCAGTCAGAATGGACAGGCTGATAAGCTGGTTGTTGCTCTTTGCCAGCGCCTGGCTTTTGCTCTGCAGCTCGTCTGCCTGCGTGCTGATGGTCTGGCTGGCATCAGCCAGCCGCCACGTCTGCCAGCCCAGCGCCGTCAGTAATAACGCCAGCACACCCAGCAGCAACCGGTTCATGCTGCTACCTGTTGCGCCATCTGATTACGGGTGATCCAGAAGGCAATAACGGTCAGTAGATAAAAGACCAGGGTAATAGCCCACTCCGTCCAGGCGAGACTTACGACAATCAGCAATCGCATCACCCAGCTGATAAATACGTTTTCTTTTCGGGTAATTGTCTTCAGCAAAGATGCCCTCAACTCCTGCCAGAGCGGGCTATTCTTAATTAACGCAGCCAGTGCTACCGGAATTACCGCCCATGTCAGCAAACAGGCTACCCAAACGCCGGACGCTGCCAGTACCGGAAAAATCCCCTGCGGATACACCATTGCGGCGATTAACAGCGCCATCCATAACATCAGAAACAGCCCGCTGATTAATTTCTTTTTCATTTCAGTTTGCTCCCTGTAAACACCAGGCCATCTCCCGCGCACGGCGGTTATCCAGCCCCTGATTAAACACACCTTTTACATAAACCCAGCGCGGCAACTGTCGGCACGCATCCGCCCAGCGCCGCTGATTGAGTAATTTCACCAGCGTGGAACTGCAGGCATTGCCCGTTCCCACGTTGAAGGCAAACGACACCGCAGCGTCATATACCTTCTGCGGCGGCTGTTGTTTCACACACCTTTCCAGCGCCCGCTCCACACGTAGCACGTTGGAAATCAGTCCTTCTGCTGCCTGTCGTTCCGTAATGGTTTTGCCGGGAATGACGCCTGACGTGTTACCAATGCCGTCGGTCCAGACGCCCGCGCTGCACTGATACGGCTGCAGACGACAGCCTTCGTAATCGGCAATCAGTTTCAGCCCCTCCACGGAGGTGTGAAGCTGCTGAAACCCCGGCAGCGTGGCAGCAATAGCCAGCACGGCCCCGACAAGGCAGCGTTTAACGATTGATGGATTCATAGTCCTCCCGCGAGATCTGCCCGTCGCGCAGAAGCTGGTAGGCTTTGTGTTTGTAGTACCAGTTGATAGCCAGCATCAGCACACCAATCATCAGGCCGCCCAGCGTTGAGGCATCCTTGATGGACAAATCGCCCAGCCAGGCCAGCACAACGGCGATGCAGTACGTGATAAAGGCGCTGATTCGCTCAAGCGTCATAATTCAGTCCCATAGCTGGACGGTCTGCACGGTGGTGGTGGTCGGAATGTCCGGCAGCTCCACCTGCAGCCCGTGAGGTAAAAAGGGGCCATATTCGGCAAGCCCCGGATTTGCCTTCAGTACCTGCTCCGTGACACCCTGCGTGCGCCCGTAATGACGCCAGCAAAGCGCGTCCACCGTGTCATACTGATGCGCACGCACTTTCATCAGATAAGCTCCACTGTGCAGTGCGGCGCATCCTGCACCCGGCTGATAGCCCAGCGGGCGTCACGCCACAAATCACCGCTGGATTCCGCCAGTTCCTCGCCCCGCTTCACACCGGATGCCGTGGCGTCATAGTCCTGGTATCGTTCGTTGAGCATGGCGCGTGCCCAGCAGTAAACCGCGTTGAAATAGTGCTGAATGCGCTCACTTTTGCCGTCCAGCTGTTCCGCCGGAACCTCAGCCAGCGACACATACCCCAGCATCTGCTGACGTCTGCGAAACTCATACAGCTCTGCGTTGACCTCCGAAATTGCCGACAGCGCAACCTGCTTTAAACGCGGCTGCGTCACCGTGCCGTCAGTGCGCATGACACTGCGAAACTCCGACAGGTCCACATCAGGCCAGAACGGCGTATTTCTGATGATTTCCGCCTGTTCCGGTGCCTGTTCTGGCGCAACAAACTTCATGCTGCTTTCTCCTGAAATAGAGGGCGGTGGACGGGGTTTTGATGTGGCAGTGCCTTTCGCCACCCCGTGCCGCCCGTGCGCGGGGGCACGTTCTGTCAGCGGCTGTCATTGCGCAGTCTGCGCTCCAGCTGCTGTTTGTCTTTTTTCACGCCACAGCGGGGATCAAGCTGTAACGCATGGTTGAGATGATTAAGGGCGGAAGCCGGATTGCTTTCACTCAGGACAGCGCCAATCGCTTTATGCAGACGCGCCCGTGACTGGTCCGGCATATCCAGACCGTCTGTCAGCTCCAGCGTCTGCAACAACAGATCGGCATCAAAGCCGGTGGCGGCAAGCATTGCGCTCTGCGCGGCGTCTGCCATTTCCTCTGCCAGCACGGTCTGCACGTTGCGGTTACCCAGCGGCATCACCCAGCCATGACGCAGGGCATGACGCCCGATCTCCAGCGCCCCGGCATAATCTCCGGCATCAATGCGCCACAGCATCACGTACATCAGCACGTCATCCTGTTGAGCGCCTCCGGCAGCCAGGACACCCTCTGCCCAGGCGGCGTACTTCGGCAGCAGCTCCACCTTGATTTCCGCTTTTTTGACCGTGGACTGAACGCCCTTGAGACGGCGGCGGTCTTCCGCCAGTTGCAGCAGCATCAGGTCATAGCCCGATGCGTGGCGAACACTGCCGCCCTCGCGGGCGGCCTGTTCAGCCTGAACGCGCAGGCGATGCTGCCGTGCGGGACTCAGGCTCATGGATTACGCTCCGGTTTCGGCTGCGGCGGCGCTGAAATCACCAATCTGGATGTTTTCCACCAGTGCGGCGCAGCGGTAGTCCTCAACCACATAGGCTTCATTAACGGATTCAAAGTTTTCAATCCGGTCACGTTTCGGGTTGTCGATAACTGAACGGCGGCGGGTGTCTTCCTGCCAGTAGATGGACAGGTTATCCAGACGGGTGATCAGCAGTGCATTCGGCGGGAAGAACGGCGCACGCACGGCCTGCAGGCCACCCATGCGTTTCTGACTGATGATCATATCGGCAGCCAGTTTTTCACTGTTTTCCTGCTCTTTGTTGACCAGTGGGAAATACTTGTCAGACAACAGTTCACGACCGCAAATCACCACCAGATCGTCATCGTCCTGGTAGACCACGTCGATAAGCTCATTGACGGCATCCATCACCACGGCGTCCAGGTTGGCATATTCGCCACCTTTCCCGACTTTCACCGCACCCGGTGTGGTTTCACCGCCCGTGGTAGTGCTGCCCATGACGTGATCCGGTGCATCCTCACGGATTTTCTGTAACCAGCCTTTGTTCACATCCTGCAGCAGCGGGTTTTCGCTACGGTTGGAGGTTTTCGCACGCTTCACGCCGTTAAAGCCGATCATGATGCGGTCCAGTGCCTGACGTTTCACGATGGCGTCACGGATACGCACCTGGAAATCCTGAAACTTCGCCCACAGGTCCAGCTTCGCGTAGGTCAGTACCGTGTCAAAGTTGGTCTGCTCGCATTTGTATTCCACATCGACCATCAGCGTAGGATCGACAGGTTCACGCTCTTTCGCGGTGGTGTCAGTGGTTCCGGCAATGGTGCTACCAACACCCAACCCCAGCAGCTGACCGGACTGCTCAGTCACTGGCGTGACGTTAATCAGCGTCAGGAAAGCGGCGGACTGCTGGATCTGGTCTTCCAGCGTCTGCTGTACAGACGGCTCCACAGTGAACTTGCTGGACAGTTCTTCAACTGCCACACCGTTCAGACGCGCCAGCTGCTGCAGGTAAGCGTTAAAAGCAAAGCGGGTATTCTTCTTCATCAGGTTTTGTGCTCCATCAGCAATTGGTCAGAGTGTCAGCGGGGGCGTTACCGCCTGTTGCACGCTGGCGGTAGTCCTGGCGGCTGTCTTCATGACTCAGCTTATTCACCAGTTCTTTAAAGGCGGTTTGCTGCTCCTGCAGAGCAGTCTCCAGCTCAGACAGGCGTTCTTCCTGTTCAGCCAGGGATTTTTCGGTGCGTGTGCTCAGGTTCTGCTGCTCAGTGGCGACCAGCTCCACGGCCTTATGCACATCAGAGAACCGGGCATCGTCTGACTGCTCTTTTTTGGTGAACAGCGCCGTGACGCGGGCAAACAGGGACGGTTTGTCATCCTGGACTTCTTCCAGTTCGATCACCGTTTCCTCTGCAGCGGTAAAAAGATTGGCGGGATTCTGCTTGCAGTTTGCCAACGGGTTATGGGCTGCACTGGCGCTGAATGTCAGCATTTCCGTACCCAGACTGGCTGGATCATCAGTGGCAGCCAGGCCAACCAGGTAGGCTTTGCCCGTATCAGCGAACTTCGGGCTGACTTCCATAGAGGTGAATAATTTCTGGCCTTTTTTCACCAGCTCCACCAGGGACTCCGTTGGCTCAACGTCGGCATACAGCGCCATCTTGCCTGCCAGCGGGCCTTCCGTGATTTCTTCAGCAAACAGCGCCGTCACCTTGCCGTAGCGGTTAAAGGTGCTGTCCGGCAGATAAGACTTGATGTGCTCAAGGTTAATCAGCGCGGTATACACCGCCGGGTTGTAGCTGGCTGCCATCTGTTCCAGCCATTCACGCTGGATTTCGCGTCCGTCGGTGGTGGCACCTTCCACCCCGATGCGAAAACGCTTTGCTTTCACTGTCATGAGCCGTGCTCCGTTAGAAAAAACTTACTGGAGCCTTATGGTTGCGGTGATGGGGGCAGTGAAACAATGCGCGGTATTTGTACCGACAACCACACAAACCGCAGGCGGGGAAAGCCTTCATTCAAGGCTGTAGGTTTGTGCCATGAACACCACACTGACACCCGCAGATCTCGATCCCCGTCGGCAGGCCATGCTGCTGTACTTTCAGGGATACCGCGTAGCCCGCATTGCTGAAATGCTGGGCGAGAAAGTTGCAACCGTTCACAGCTGGAAAAAACGCGACAAGTGGGGTGACTATGGGCCACTGGATCAGATGCAGCTCACCACCGCCGCACGCTACTGCCAGCTCATTATGAAGGAGCACAAAGAAGGGAAAGATTTCAAAGAGATTGACCTGCTGGCGCGCCAGTCTGAGCGCCACGCGCGGATCGGCAAGTTTAACAATGGCGGCAACGAAGCCGACTTAAACCCTAACGTCGCCAACCGCAACAAAGGCCCGCGCCGTCAGCCGGAAAAAAATGTCTTCACCGATGAACAGATTGAGAAGCTGGAAGAAATCTTCCATTCCTCCATGTTCAACTACCAGCGCCACTGGTGGGAAGCCGGAAAAACCAACCGCATCCGCAACCTGCTGAAGTCACGCCAGATCGGCGCGACCTTTTACTTTGCCCGTGAAGCCCTGATTGACGCTCTGCTTACCGGACGTAACCAGATTTTCCTTTCCGCCAGCAAGGCACAGGCCCACGTCTTTAAGCAGTACATCATCGACTTCGCCAAAGAAGTGGAAGTGGAGCTGAAAGGCGATCCGATGGTGCTTCCCAACGGGGCCACACTGTATTTCCTCGGCACCAATGCCCGCACGGCCCAGAGTTACCACGGCAACCTGTATCTGGATGAATATTTCTGGATACCGAAATTCCAGGAGCTGCGCAAAGTGGCTTCCGGTATGGCTATTCACAAAAAATGGCGACAAACCTATTTTTCCACGCCATCCAGCCTGACACACAGTGCTTATCCGTTCTGGTCCGGTGCGCTATTCAACCGTGGGCGCAATAAAGCCGACAAGGTGGACATCGACCTGTCCCACAGCAATCTGGCTCCAGGCCTGCTGTGTGCAGACGGGCAATACCGCCAGATAGTCACCGTGGAAGATGCGGTGCGCGGCGGCTGTAACCTGTTCGACCTTGACCAGTTGCGCATGGAATACAGCCCGGACGAATACCAGAACCTGCTGATGTGTGAATTCGTGGACGATCTCGCGTCCGTGTTCCCGCTCAGCGAGCTGCAGGCGTGCATGGTGGACAGCTGGGAAGTCTGGACCGACTTTCATGCACTGGCCCTGCGCCCGTTTGGCTGGCGCGAAGTGTGGATCGGTTATGACCCGGCAAAAGGTACGCAAAACGGCGACAGCGCCGGGTGCGTGGTGGTGGCTCCGCCAGCCGTGCCGGGCGGTAAGTTCCGCATTCTTGAGCGTCACCAGTGGCGCGGGATGGACTTCCGTGCCCAGGCGGACGCCATCAAAAAACTGACTGAACAGTACAACGTGACCTATATCGGTATCGACTCGACAGGTGTCGGTCACGGGGTTTATGAGAACGTAAAAGCGTTCTTTCCTGCCGTCCGGGAGTTTGTCTACAACCCCAACGTTAAAAACGCCCTGGTACTCAAGGCCTACGACATTATCAGCCACCGCCGTCTGGAGTTTGACGCCGGACACACCGACATTGCGCAGTCATTCATGGCAATCCGTCGCGCAACCACCGCCAGTGGCAACCGCCCGACCTATGAAGCCAGCCGCAGCGAAGAAGCCAGCCACGCCGATCTGGCCTGGGCAACGATGCACGCACTGTTTAACGAACCGCTGCAGGGCGAGTCCGCCAATACCAGCAATATTGTGGAGATTTTTTGATGGGAAAGAGTAAGAAAAACCGCACTGCGGCGACGAATCAGATCCAGCATAAAAACCAAACTTCAGCCGAAGCATTCAGCTTCGGCGATCCCGTTCCTGTTCTGGACCGCCGAGAATTACTGGACTATGTGGAATGCGTACAGATGGACCGTTGGTATGAGCCGCCCGTCAGCTTTGACGGACTGGCGCGCACCTTCCGCGCTGCCGTGCATCACAGTTCCCCGATTGCAGTAAAGTGCAACATTCTGACCAGTACCTATATCCCTCATCCTTTGCTCAGCCAGCAGGCTTTTTCGCGTTTTGTGCAGGACTATCTGGTATTTGGCAACGCCTATCTGGAGAAACGCACGAACCGCTTCGGTGAAGTGATCGCCCTTGAACCTGCGCTGGCAAAATACACCCGACGCGGATTAGACCTGGATACCTACTGGTTTGTGCAATACGGTATGACAACCCAGCCGTATCAGTTCACGAAAGGCAGCATTTTTCATCTGATGGAACCGGATATTAATCAGGAGATCTACGGTCTGCCCGGCTATCTTTCTGCCATTCCGTCAGCCCTGCTCAACGAGTCCGCCACGCTGTTCCGTCGCAAGTATTACATTAACGGCAGTCATGCGGGCTTTATCATGTACATGACCGATGCCGCGCAAAACCAGGAGGATGTGAACAACCTCCGCAATGCGATGAAAAGCGCCAAAGGTCCAGGCAACTTCCGCAACCTGTTTATGTACTCGCCTAACGGCAAAAAGGACGGGCTTCAGATCATCCCATTGTCAGAAGTCGCGGCGAAGGATGAATTTCTTAATATCAAGAACGTGAGTCGGGATGACATGATGGCAGCGCACCGCGTGCCGCCTCAGATGATGGGGATTATGCCTAATAATGTTGGGGGGTTTGGGGATGTGGAGAAGGCTAGTCGTGTTTTTGTTCGGAACGAGCTGATGCCTCTACAAAAAAGATTCCAAGAAGTAAATGAATACTTTGACGGGAACATAATCAGCTTTGAAGAATACAAACTGACCATCTAAAATAAATAACAAAAAAGAGGGTTCCCCCTCTTTTATATATTAATTATTATCGTATAACTCCTGAATTTTTGCTGGATTAGCAAAAAACCTTGCAGGATAAGCATTTGGATAATTATCTTCGATATAATTTTCTGTCCTAGCTATTAATGCTGCTAAATTAGCAGTGATTTGTGCTGAATCAGGAGCAAGCTGAATGGTACTATTCTGTAAATCTGACACCATATTCAACAGCACTGAAGCATAATATCTATTACCATGAGTTATTATTAAATGACGGCGACTATGCGTTGATTTATCTGTAGCTGCTAAAGTTGAGCTAATAGCACGTTCTATCACACGAAAATGGTTAACAGCATTTATTAACTTGATACCACTTAATCGCGGATTGAAAATTGTTCTATATAATGACCCTTCAAAATTTTCAAAAAACCTACCACGATTAGATTTTAAAGTTGCAACTATAGTATTATTTTTACTTAAGCAAGCTAGAGCATTCAAAGCCTCATCGAGATCAATTACCTTGGCGTTAGACTGTAAATAATCCTCATCGGTTCGCAATAATTGGTATTGATACCCTTCAAGCACAAGCTCTCTCGCCAGTCTATGCTGATCGGGTTGTTGTGAAGCAAAATCTCTTCCTAAAACTCTATTCTGGAAATTATTAGCTCTGGTTATTGCATTGGCATTGAGATCATTTACATCATTATTAATTTCAATAAAACGAACAGGGACTTTAACTTGATAAATTCTATCGCCTAGCACATCCATAACACTGCCTAAACTACTCACAGTTTGCGCGCCGTTGATCACACTCACATCTTTAAAATCGAAAACCCCTCTTTCAGTGCCTGCAGCTGCGTTTCTTCTGTGAGGAATTAACTCGTTCACTAGTAACGTAATACCGTTATTGTAAAACCAAAACATTTCTGGATTATCAATTGCAGTTTTTTTTATTTCTTCGTTAACATCTGTCTTACCAAGCATATTTCTTATGTTTTTCGTAAAAAGGCGGGTTCCATATTGTTTCCACCAATTCCCAACCTGGTCCCCAGCTAAAGTTCCATAAAATGCTCTGTAAGGTTCATTAATAAACCCATAGCGTTCAACTTCTACGCCATCCAAATCAATTTGACCTCTTGAGCCAGTCTGCAACCAATGGACTAAATCCTCTGATGAAATCAAATGAACTTGAAACCCCCATTCTTCTTTCGGTGATTCTGTCGGGGTAAACGACGCTTCATTTAATTCACGTTGCCACTCTTGCATATCACGTAAAATATCTTCTGAGGCACCTTTTTTCCCTGTGTGAGTCATAGCGAAGATAAATTTATAATCAAATGAATTAAGAGCTGCGCTTATATCTGAACTCTTATCTTGAAGAATCTGGTCAAAAAGTTCATATCGTTCATTCTGAAGTTTTTCACAAGCATCCTTGAAGCACACAAAATCAGGTCTGCTCCAAGTACCATTTCCAGCCTGATTAAATTTGGACTGAACGACTACAACAATTTTTTCACTATGATTTATGACTATGCCATCAATGCCTCCATCCTCAGAACTGTCGCATACAGACTCACCTGCATGCTTTTCATCAACACCACCAAGTTGATACATCGTAAACGCCGCCAGAGCCCTACTTGCCATTTTAATATTGTAATCTTGTTGACTGGGTTGGCACTCTCGCTTATGAACATAGTCTTCAAACCTTTCTCTCAAAACACTACCAAGCCTTAGAGCTATAACTTGCGCCGTCGCCGCTGCAGCTACAGCGTTATCCTCAACTCGGAGATCTACAACGAATGCCATTAATTTTTCCTTATAGAATATGTACAACGTTAGCAGTGATTAAAAGGTTACTCGTTAAGCGGAAATTGTACTACAACATTCTACTAAATATGGATATATCAATGAGTAAGAACTCATCTTTGCTAACTCACATACATTGTTAAAAATACTTAGCTTCGCTGTTCACCCCGTCGCCGCGCGCTCGTATCCCCGCCACGCCTGCCCGCTTTGTGTAGTGGTTTTCATGCACCTGCATGACATAAGCAAAAGCCCGCCAGCTCTGGCGGGCATCAGCAAAAACGATCCTCAAACGATCATGCGATTTCATGCGGCATAGACATGCGTTGGCAAAAATGTACGAAATACTCAGCTTATAGGAAATGGTCTTTTTCCAACCTCCAGTTAGCCAAAGCAGAAACCAATATTGCAATTTGAAACTCCACAGTTGTGAAATTGATGTGGACCTACTCTTAGCTTGTGTTCGTCTCCTACAATCCGAGTCCCCTTAACCAACATATCTAATCTTTCCACAATCAATCTTTCAGGCACATCAACTTTAATAATTAAACGAGGACCTTTCCTTTTTTCTATAATAGTTATTCTAGGACCGACAACCTGAACATCCCAATGCCTTGCACTACAAACCCACTCATTCTTAATTAATTCAAGATTAACAATACCTTGACTATCGTAAAATTTACCCGAAATAAGAAAAGCATTATTTTCTTTTTCAATGGTTAACAATGGCTCATTTTGAAACATTATTGGTACAGTACAGGATTCAAACGTCGCACCACCAAATATTATTGTTGGATGCCTATCAGAAAAGTCCAATATATCTGCCACATTCCCTTTTTGTAAGGCTGCAGGAGATTCCATTGCTTTAATTATTTTCTCTTTAGAGTAAAGACGTTTCGTTACTTTCGCATGGCACGTAGGACAAAGTAGTGCTATTGCATTTGGAGAGTGCTCCTTTGCATCAGCGTATGTGGGAATTACATGCTCATACTCAACAATGGGAGAAGCACAAACAACGCAACCGAAGCCACAGCGCTGCCTTACCTCCAGTTTTACAGGTTCAGGAATTGTTCTAGATAACCCATGCTTGTTAATAGTTGTCATAACCTTACCTTAAAACTTCGAGAAACCTTTTATATATTGATACTATATCAACTAACGCCTCGCACAGCTCGTTGTTCAACCTTGCTGACGCCAGAAGCAAGTTCAGACGCCAGCAACGTTTCTTAATGCAGCCAGCTGTCGTCTTCCCACACCTTCTGCATAATTTTCATCACTTGCTTCCTTTCTTCGTCCAGTTGCAGTCCGGTCAGTTCCACACCGTTAGAGCTACCTTTGCGGATGCGAATTACCGTTTTTGGATATAGGGGGCGCAGATTGCGGTAAAGCTCGGATTCAAGGGCGTCCAGGGTAGACTGGCTAATCTTCTGCTCTTTATCGATCATTATTTCAATGCGCATAAAAGTCACCTCAGCTGATGACATCCATTGAGCGGTTGTATTCGTGGGTTCTGATTTTTGCCATGAGTTCATCTGTCAGTTCAGAAACCCACTGCAAAGCCAGCCCCTTCTCTTCATCACTACACTCACTAGCCGCTACAAGTTTAAGAAAAAAATCAATGCGCTGGAGCTTCAAAGACTCCAAAAAATAGTCCTGCATCTTTCCTCCTATGACACCACAAGCAACACTGTATGTATAACCACTGTTTATATTTACAGTATATAATAATCTTACTGATGTAAAACGTTTTTTTACGTTCATCAGCCTGATATGCCTGGTATTATTAAGAGCACGAATTGTTAACCCGCGTAATTAATACAGGTTTCGCCACTTATCATCTTCCTGCAAACGCTGGTTCCGATAGAAGATACGCAGGCCTGCTCCTGACGGAATACTGCCGCCGCGAAGGAGTAAATCGACCTCTTTCTCGCTGCCATCAAATCCTCTGGACTTCAGTTCATAGACGAGCTGCTGTCGCTGATGGTCTGTAATTCGCTGTTTGTAGTCTTTACGCCGTTTCGGTTTCACCAGGCGTAACCTTGCAGCCAGTTCCCGGCGCTCTTTTTTGCTCATACTGTGCAGGTAATCGTGCAACTCCTTGTCATCCATGCGGGTAATGTCCGTCCTGGTATCCCCATCAGCTGATTTGTCTTTCCCTTGTTGGTTCAAATTTTCAGCAAGGGGACAGTTATTGCCACGAGTCCAAGGGGCGCAAGCGCCCTGGTCGGCTGCCGCCTCCTGAACGTCAACGGCCTTACGAACCATTTTCCACTTCACTGCATGAGTGCAGATCTTGCCCTCTGCAATGGGTGACCAGATGCCATAAATACGAATGCCGTGATCGCCATAGGCGGTCGGCTCTTCGTTGATTTCATAAGCGGTTCTGATCAGGTGATATTTGCGGGGAACCAGTACGCCGCCCTGCTTCATGATGTAGGTGGCAAAACAACCAGCATCAGCAGCAGCCAGGATTGCATCAAGGCGCGGGTTATCCAGTACCGGCGCACCTGCTTTTTTGTCCCCCTGTTGCCTTGCCGCCTGACCAGCCAGCAATCGCAGTTCACGGTAAGCCTGACGCCCCGGAATGCCAAAGAAGCGGAATTGCTGAACACGATGCAGAGACGCCCAGGCATTAACGTATTCAGCATTATCACGCAGGGATTTCCCCGTTTCCTTGCTGATCTCGCCAGCCAGACCACGCCCGTCAATGTTCTTACTGATGTATTTCGCGATGTAGCTTGTTGGCGTACCTTTGCGCGGGTTAATCAACTCAGACTTAAAGCGCGGCCCAGTGTTATTGCCCAGCTCCTCGCGGTCTTCACGGATGGCAAACTTACGCAGTAATACAGTGATGGCGCGGCGGTCTTTTTTGCGCATAAAACACAACAGGTGCCAGTGAACTGTACCGTCATGATGCGGCTCAGCCACCCGCACGCCATACCAGCGCAATCCGGCTTTGTGCATCGCCTTACGAAATGCAGCAAACATGCCGACCAGGTAATCACTACTTTGTCTTACCGTCGCATTTGTCCAGGTTGGGTTGGGCCTGCCGTTATTTAGCGTGGAATGGAAACGTGACGGACAGGTGATGGTGTAGAAAACGGCACAGTCACTGCGCATTTCTGCGATAAGCTCCAGACCTTTAACACAGGCCATCATCTCATTGCGGCGATGCGCCGGGTTGCTGCTGCTGGCGTTTACCACATCTTCCATATCCAGCGTGTCACCGTCTTCGTTCACCAGTTCATGAGAACGGAAAAACTCCAGCGACTTACGGCGCTGCTCACGTTTATGCATCACGGCTTCATAGCTGACATAGGGAGATGCTTTTTTGCTGACCAGACAGACAGCACGCAACTGCTCTTCCCGCCATTCGCAACGCATCTTCCATAATTTCCTATGCCACCAGTCGGCGCACAGCATACGCGCCAGCGAACCCGGAATGAGTTCATAGGGCACGGGTTTACGGCGGTTTCTTTTCCGACGGAGTTGCTCAAACGCAGGCGGGATGACATCCAGTCGCAGGGTTTCTGCTGCCACCTTTTCCCATGTCTTGCGGATTTCTTCTGGCTTAACATCATCGGTGGCGTACAAATCACCACAAGCGGCATCAAGACACATGCTCATATGCGCAGCGACAAGAGTAGACAGGCGTTTCACCTGATCCTGACTCATTTCAGGCAGGATCAGCAGGCCGTCCAGCCCTTCATGGCTTGCCATAAAGCGAAAAGAAGTGGATAGCTGACTCTCGCGTACATGCTCCAGTCGTTCCAGACATGGCTTAATCGTCTCACGCAAATAGCGGGAATAAGCCTTTGGCCTGCCCAGGCTGCTGAAGTATTCAATACGTTGCATCAGCGGCTTGCTGATATGGGAAGGCTGGGCGCTGACATCTGCCAGAATGACCATGTCTGGGTTAAAACGCTGCTGCTCATGCGCCAGCTTTGCCCGACTAATGAGCTTATCCTGCTCCATTTCGCGCTGGACAGGATCACGGGATTCATTAAAGAAATAACGCTCCCAGACCTGATCACTCAGTGCCTCACGGCGCAGCAGTTCCTGCTCGTTATCGGCAGCGTACAGAGTGATCAGGTTTGAAAGCGCAGAAACCGGCGCAACTTCCGCCGGGTCCAGATAAGGGTTAATGGCCTTTTTCGGGCTGTTCCATGAGAACGATGCGGCAGCCTCGTTAAAGCCGCAGCAGTTGTTCATATCGGCATGGTTCATGCACGTACTCCGTACACGGCAGAACTATCCACGCCACGCGAATAATCAAATCCCACCCAGCAGCGCGGCCCGGAAACAGCGATGATTTCTGTTGCAGATTTACTCTCACCAGCTGCTACGCCGATGCTGCGTTTTGCCTTGATGTAGTGGTGAGTAAAATTGCGATACAGCGAACGGATCAGGGATGTGTCACTGTTAGAAATAATGACCGGATGTCCTTCTGATGACCGATGTTCAAGAACGGATGCCAGGTGATACTGGTCATCTTCAGTGAAGCCGTCAGTGTGATAACCGGAAAACGTGCCGTCATACGGCGGATCGCAATACACCACATCCCCCGCCTTCAACATCGCTAGCGTTTCATCAAAGCTGGCGCAGATAAACGTTGCCCGCTGGGCTTTTTCTGCAAATGCGCGAATTTCTTTTTCAGGAAAATACGGATTTTTATAATTACCGTAGGGAATGTTGAAATGCCCGCTCTTGTTATAGCGACATAAACCACGGTAACCGTGACGATTGAGATACAGGAAATATACCGCTTTCATGAAATCAGTAATTTCAGTTGAGTAATTAAACTCCTGCCTTATGTTGTAATAAGCCACCTCCCTGTTTGCTTCCTCAAATAAAGCTCTGGCGCGAGATATAAACGATTCACAATCAGCAGCAACCTTTTTATAGAGGTTGATTAAATCAGGATTAATATCCGCAACAAGATAGCTGGGGTACTCCGTCTCCATCATCACTGCACAGGAACCCGCGAAAGGTTCAACCAGTCGCGGGCCAGCAGGAAGGTGTTTTTTCAGTTCGGACATAATTGCGGTTTTATTTCCCGCCCATTTCAGGATGGTGCTCATACAGCACCTCCGTTGTAATGTTTGCCTTTCAGCTCTGCGATTTCCTGACAGGTAATGCAAAGCTGCACTCCAGGAATGGCGCGGCGGCGTGCTGGCGGAATTGGCGCTTCACATTCAATGCAAAGCACGCGGGACACGCCCGGTGTTTTGGCACGGGCAGCACGGATATGGCGCTGGCGTTCTTCTTCAACGCGCTGCTGTACGAGATCCATTGCATCAGCCATTAGTGGATCTCCTGCGCTTCGTTCTGGATTGCTTCAGCGGTCACACGCAGCAGTTCTGCCGCTTCGACGTGGTTTAGCTGGCGGGATGTGATATGACACGCAAGACTATCAAGGCGGGCAGCCATTGCTTCAGCCCTTGCTCGGCGTTCTTCCAGACGAGCCTCTGTCAGTAAAATATTAAGCCCTGCGTCATCCGGTCCGATTTTAGTCGTGAGGGTTTCAATATTACGCATAATCAATTCTCCTGAATTTAGATAAAGGGATGCCCGGCGGGTTTACGCCATTAATTTCATTAGCTGGTTAATTCGGCATGGTTAGCCGTCTGGGAAATAAGCTCACCACTGCACGAAAATGATTCATTGCTTTAATCAACTCCCGCTTTTCGTCAGTGGTCAGCTCATTAATGCTGATGCTATGACGTTCAGCTGGAATTTTTGCCATAAAGAATATGGCAGCCAGTGCCCGTTTATTTTGTTCGCTATTAATATCCCGTGGATCACGCATATCTTTAATAAACCGCTCAAGCTCTGACTCAATATTAAGACCAAAAACTTTCGCTCTTAATTCCGCAATGTGATTAAGTCCATTCAGGCGTTCACCGGGGCTTAATGGAACAGTCGCCGCAGCGCCTTCAATAGCCATTTGTTCCCCCGTTTTTTCGTTGATAGTTCTGCCAACAATTCATCTTGCGAACGGCACGGATGCCAGCGTTTACCATCCTCACCCATGATCCAGCCGTGACCGTAGTGCATTGCCGGACTTTGTTTTACCAGCAGCGATGCAAATGATGGTTCTTTCGTCAGCATAAGCACCTCACAGCAAACCGAATGAAGCACCGAGGCCAGTTACAGTATCAACTGCACTTGCCATCGCAGGATTAACCTGTAAACGGGCCTGCAATGAAACAGCAGCTAACGCCATCAGTCGTGTAACAGAGTTAATGCTGCTGATAGCATCACGACGACCTGCACTGGTTTTTACATCGCCAGATACCGCACCTGCAGCAACACGCCCGATCTCTGCGGTTGCACTCATGACGTAATGTGGCAGTTTCTCTTTTGCCACCTCATTAATCGGTACACATGGCAGGCAGTGAATCTGTGCCAGAAAACCGTCTACCAGCGTTGAATCTTCCGTCAGATCGGTAAGTAGCCAGATATCTGGCGCATTGAGCTGATGCGGTTGATCTGGGTTGAGTTTGTTTCGCAGAGTCTGGACATTCATTCCTGCACGTTCTGCCAGCTTCGCCATATTGTGACGAAGTGCAAAAGCTCTACAGGCTTCATCAAAATGCGGGTGTTTGGAAATCTTATAATCAAACATGCTACCCCCTTAGAAAGTTCTCATAATTGAACTTACTTACCAACAATGACGCGGAAGTTGGAATGACCGAGGGATTCACGGACCTGATCGGTTTTGTACATTAAATAACGCAGGTTTACGCGGCCTTTGTTTTTTTCTTTCTTGACCATGTATTTAGCAAGCTGACCATGGTGAATTTTTTGATACACGGAGCCGCGGGAGATACCTTCCCATTCCGCGAACTCTGCAGGCGTAGCCATCTCTTTTGGTACACGAATTGAAATATCAGTGCTCATAGTGCAGTATCTCCCGATTAAGGTTTGGTTTACGTCGTTTTATCTCGTTTTACTTGATTCAATATTTGATACATCGAGATACTACGATCCAATATTTGATACGTCAACAGGATTAAAAAATGATACAGGTAAAGGTTGGAGAGAATACAGGGGGAAGAGAGGCTATCCATAGACTAATGGCAGCCTATGATTTCAAGTCCAGACAGCAACTTTGCGATCACTTAGGCGCATCAAAAAGCACCATGGCAAACAGATACTTAAGAGATAGTTTTCCTGCAGAGTGGGTGATTCAGTGCGCCTTGGAAACAGGAGTTTCTTTACTGTGGCTAACCACCGGACAGGGGGAGCCAGGTCCAAACATTGAACCTAAAAAAAATATCAATTCCGTGAACTCCAGCAAGGTTGTACCTCTTTCTGAACTAGTATCTCCTGAAATTGACAAGGCGACTCTCAACGGTGGTTTATTGGTCGATGCTGGAAAAGCAATCATTGATAGCAGCATACTCCCCTCAGACTCAAGCAACCTACTGCTGGTGACTACTTCTGGTGATTCTTATTTAATAGATCGCAACCAAACACCACCAGTAAATGGTATGTGGTTAGTCGATATCGACGGGATAAAAAGCATCGTTAAATTGACCCGACTCCCGGGAAACAAATTAGTAGTGCATCAGGATGATTCATCGTTTGAGTGCGGTCTGGATGACATTGAGGTAGTAGGCCGCGCACTGAAAATCATTAAGAGCCTTTGATATGACCATCAGAAAACAGCCGAACGGAAAATGGTTGTGTGAGTGCTATCCCAATGGACGCAATGGCAAGCGCGTGCGTAAGCAATTTGCCACGAAAGGCGAAGCCATTGCGTTTGAAAGCTTCACAATGGAAGAAGTGAATAAAAAACCGTGGTTGGGTGAAAAGGATGATCGGCGACGCCTATCAGAATTAATTGAGCTTTGGTATTCCCTGTATGGTCAGACACTCGCAGACCCCAAGCGCCTCATGGCGAAACTTAGAATTATCTGTAATGGTCTAGGCGACCCCATCGCCTCTGAGCTGACAGCAGGTGATTTCACAAAATATCGGGAAGCCAGATTAAAGGGGGAGGTCCAAAATGAAGACGGTTCGTTCATGTCACCCGTTAAACCTCGCACAGTTAATCTTGAGCAGCGTAACCTGTCATCGGTGTTCGGTACATTGAAAAAACTAGGGCACTGGTCCGCACCAAACCCGCTGGCAGGGCTTCCAACCTTCAAAATTGCTGAAGGTGAATTGGCTTTTCTTTCCACGGACGAAATCAAACGCCTGTTGGCTGCATGTGCTGAATCTCAAAGCCCGAGCCTACTAATGATTACCAAAATATGCTTAGCTACCGGCGCACGGTGGAGTGAAGCCGAAAAACTGCAGGGCCATCAGTTATCCAAATACCGCATCACTTATACCAAGACGAAGGGCAAGAAAAACCGTACCGTGCCGATATCTCAGGAGCTGTACAACGAACTTCCTAAAAACCGAGGGAAGTTATTCTCGCCATGCAGAAAAGCCTTTGAGCGTGCAGTAAAGCGGGCCGGTATTGAGCTTCCAGAGGGTCAATGCACCCATGTATTACGTCATACATTTGCCAGCCATTTTATGATGAACGGAGGAAACATACTTGTTCTTAAAGAGATTCTCGGTCATACAGATATAAAAATGACAATGGTTTATTCTCATTTTTCCCCAGACCATCTTGAAGATGCCGTTACCAAAAACCCTTTACATATGTTAACTATTTGAGCTTACCAAAATGGATATTAAAAACAAAGTCAATAAAGAAAAGTTATTTGAGAACCATTTAAACTCATTATTAAAACAAGTCATTTCCGAACCAAAATTAAACCCTCCACTTATAGTACATAGAGATATAATAAGTGACTTCACTGAACGTTGCGATAAGTATCTAAAAACAATAATTAAATACAAAAGCAACAATAAAGATGGGATGCCGAATTTTGATGAATTAATCAGCAAAGTTAAGAACATTCAAAATGGAATAACATTATCACTTGAAAGTTTTTTATCAGGTGATATCAAGTCAGCATATGACCACTTTGATAAAACATTCTCTGATAACTCAACAATCCAACACATACATCGCATCACTACTCCACTCAGTAGCATTTGCAATCATAAAAAACCATTATTTCGAGTTAGAAAAAGTGAAAATCCTCTAACGTCAAGAGATGAAATTTTCCATATTCCATTCTCCAATAGACATTTTGTTAGTGCACAAAGATATTCAGTCGCTGGCTTACCATGTTTATATCTTGGCACTTCTGTTTATGTTTGTTGGCAGGAGATGGGAAAACCAGATTTTGACAAGCTTTTTATTTCATCATTTACTACCAGTGAAACTGAATATAAAGTCTTAAACTTTGCATCACAGCTTTTGTTACATCCCTCACCAAATTACGCCGACGAAAATAAACTAGCCGAAACAAATAGAGTAAAGGCCTCTTATCTCATTTTCTGGCCTTTAATTATTGCATGTAATTATTTAAAAAATCATCGTTCTGCAACATTCATACAAGAGTACATTATCCCTAATTTGTTGATGCAATGGATTAGTAGAAAAACTTACTCGAAAATTGTCGGTGTAGCTTACTTCTCTACAAAAATGCCTAATTCACGATTAAGTAACCGCTCAATAAATGTTGTATTTCCACCCAAAGTTACATATGAACAAACGGTAAAACAAAATTTTTGCCCTAAACTCTCCACATTATTCGACTTTACGCCACCTATTTCGTGGCAGGTCTTAAAAACATTAGATCATTCATCAATAACAGAAAATTCAATAGAATTGATGATGTCAAAGAGATATCTTCAAAGTCAAGAAAAACTGTCTGGAATTAAAAACTTCGAAGAGGACATTGTAAAACTATACCCCTTAACTGATTTTTACAAACTCGAAAGAAGTATTGATATGCTATTTGAATATAAAAAGATAGATAACCCCATACTATAA